CTAGTTTGTAATTCTTTCAAATATATCTACAGTTTCATTTTTCATTTTTTCAGTTACATGTGAATAAGTATCCATTGTAGTTGATAATTGGCTATGACCTAAACGATTTTGTATATCTTTAATGTTAGCTCCATTTTCTAATAATAGGGTAGCATGAGTATGTCTTAAACAATGAAAATGAAAGTCGTTGTTTAAAGCTCCTCGAATTTGTTTTACTATAGTATCTAAAGTGTGGGTGTTTACTTGTTGACCATTTTCTTTAGTACATACCCAATTACTATCAAAGTAAAATTCACCATATTTTAATTTCATTTTCTTTTGATGTAGTTTATGTTCTTTTAGTATCCTTATTAAAGTATCTCCTGTAAATATAGTTCTACAAGAACTTTCTGTTTTTGGTGGACTTAATTCAAATATTCCATTCTTCTTTTTAATCAGTGTATGTTTTACTGTAATAGTTTTGTTATCAAGATATATATCGTTCCATGTTAATGCAATAATCTCTCCTCTTCTCATGCCAGTATAAAATCCAATTAGTAGGACTATACGCTGAAATGAATCTTGAGGAAATATATTCAGCATTTGATTAAATTCATCTAATGTAATAGTTTTAACTTTGCTAGATTCTGTTTTAGTCTTAGCATTTGGTATACTTACATATTGCATAGGATTTTCTCGTATATGTTTGTAAGGATAGACTGCTGATTTTAATGACCTATGTAATATGTTTTTTAATATTTGTAATGTATTTTGAGAATAATTCTCTTTGTATTTTTTATTTATGAAGCTTTGTAGTATCGCGGGTGTTAAAGCTTTTACTTTGTAAACTCCTAGTTTTGGTTTTATATGTTTTTCTATATTTATTCTATAGCTTTCTTGTGTGTTGTATTTACAGTTAAGTAAAACATATTCTTTGTACCAAAAATCTAGGTAGTCTGATAAGCTGATGTTGCTTTCTTCAAATACTATACCAAAGTTTTCATATTCATTTAGTGCTTCTCTTAGTGCTTTTTCTGCTTCCTTTTTTGTATTGCCACCAACTCTTTCTACTTTTTTTCTTTTACCTTCAACTATTCCTAGGTCAAAGTAGTAATACCATTTGTTGCTTCTTTTTCTTACTCCACCTTTCATAATAGTAACCCCCTTTTCAGAATGTACGTTTGTTTTATGTTTATATAAAAGAGCAGTTAATCTGCTCTTAAATAACTAGTTTAATTATAAAGATAATATTTATTTTATGTATTTTTCTGCAATAAAGATTAATTCATTTTTTAGCTCATTTATGTCTATTACAGCGTCCATTTTATATTCTAAATAATCTTGACTTCCATTAGGCAAGCGAATCATCTTATGGGCTCCTAGCTCTATTTTACATATCCAATGCTCAAGATTATTTTTATACATTATATTAACTTCATTATTTACTTTTTTATAAGTGATTTCATTTTTATCAATTTTTTTAGATAAAATATCTTGAACTATATTAATAGCCTTCAATTCATCATCAGTAATTACTATATTACATTTATCAATTTTTTCTACAGTAGGAGCTTGCTTTTCTTCTTTTTGTTTTATAAGTTCAGTATCAGTTTTACTTTTTTCTTTCTTTTTGCTATCTTTTACTTTCTTTTTATCATATTCTTCATTATCATTTTCCAATAATGTTTTTAATTTCTCATTCATAAAATCGTTGACAAATTGGGACATAGACCTTTTGACTATAGGTCTGAATTTTTCTACTACATTTTGTGTTTTAACACCATTGTAGAAATCATTTATTATAAACCTAACAAATTCATCTGATGGGTTTTCTAATTGTGAGTTTAACTGGGATTTTATTAGATTTGTATATTTTAATTCTGAGGCTATATTAAAAATAGTATCTATATTAAATGTACTTTTAGTAACTTTTTTCAAATGTGATATTTTGTTATCATCCATATTTAATAGATTTAATACTAAAAATGGCTTATCATCCATCTTATTTTTTTCTTCCAAGTCAGTGAAAAATTTATAAATTATTCCATTTGTAAGTATTGCAAATTTTGCTTCTGTTGCTGTAAAATATCTAAATAATTGCGCATCATGTTTTTTGAGTTTATCTGTAGCACATTTTGCTTCTATTAAAATTAAAGGTTTACCATTTTCAAGTATAGCATAATCTACTTTTTCTCCTTTTTTTACACCTACATCTGCAATAAATTCTGGCATAAATTCTAAAGGATTAAAAATATCATATTCTAATATTTGAAATAAAGGCATCAATAATGCTTTTAGCTAAGTAGCTAGTTGTTGATGAAAATTTTATATCATATTTTTTTTCATCAAACAATAGATATAGAGCAAATAAATTTGCTTCATGTTCAAGTTTAGAATCAGAAGAGCCAAAATGATTTACACCTTTGTGTTCTAATATAATATGTCCTAATTCATGAGCACAAAGTATAGATTGTGACTCTTCAGTAAAGTTTGAATTTAAATAAATTATTTTTTTACCTAATACATCTGTATAATAACCTTTCATTCCATCTGGATTATAGTTTTTGAATCTTATAGTCACATCAAGTTTTTCGCACAATTCAAATGGATTGTTAGTTTCAAAATTATTTATAACATAATTAACTACATTAGCTATATTCTTTATATCATTTATTCCCATTACTCCCCCTAAAAATATTATTTTTTATATTTAAAACTGATTAGTTTTATTTGTTGTAATAAATCATTTGCAAAATCTATAACTTCTTCATCACTTAATTTTTTTATATTATAATCTCCATAGGCCATAAGTGTTGGTTGCTGGAGAATAAATTTTATGGCATCATTTGCATTATCAAATGACTTTGGTAGAGATTCAGAACAATTATTACTTTTGATGTCTGTTTTACCTAATAAATAATCAACACTTACATTAAAAATTTTTGATAATTCAGCAATCATATAGGCATCTGGTACTGTTTTCCCCTGTTCATAGTAACCATATGCACTTTTACTTAATCCAATTTTTTTTGAGATATCTTCTTGTGTAAAGTTAAGTTCTTTTCTTAGTTCTTTTAATCTGTTTTCAAGTTTTTTATTTGACAATATTATCAACTCCTTATATCTTAAATATACAATTAATAATCGTAAAAGTAAAGAAAACAATTTTAAATTGTAGAAAAAACAATCTAAAGTTGACAAACAAGTATAAATTGTTTATTATTAATTTATAAAGAAATTCAGTATAATAAATATATGATTAACTTCATTAATTTCAAAGTGAAATGGGTTAGAACTTTAAAAAGTAAATACTTAAATTGTTTGATAGATATATGAAATTACTTGGGATGAAAAATTTTAATAGACTATATTTATTATAGTATAATGTAGTATTAGTTGTAATATTATTGTATAAAAAACACTTACTTTATATAAAGTAGGTGTTTTTTATACAATAATGTTGAGATTGATAGTTAAAACTATATGAATATTTAACTTATCTATTATTAAAATCTATACAGAAAAGTTTACTAAATAAATAACAGAATATTTTGACATAAATGATTTTATAAATTAAACTTGTGAGGAAGAAATGGAATGGATGAAAAAAGAGTAAAATTAATTGATGATGAAGATAAAGGGGTAGGTGAAATACTGACTCCTGGGGGTAATCAAAATATAAACAATGTGTTAGATTTGTACATATAAGCAATCACTACATATAGTGTAAATAAAAAAGAGAAGGCGTTTAATTTTAAGTAAATTTAAATAGGTTATCAGAAACTTGAAAAGTTGTATAAATAGAAAAAGAAGAGAATTTTATCTCTTCTAAATCTATATACCACATAGTTAATATAATAATGTTTCTTGTTAAATTTGTAAAATAATTATACTTATTTTTACATACCACATAGTTAATATAAAATGTAAATATTAATCTTATGTATTGAACATTTTATTAAGTTCATGTTATTATATTATTATACATTTCCAAAATTTGAAAAATTATTATTCTTATAGGATTGAAATTTATGGAAATATATAATAATAACATTTTAAACTATTTATCAGATTATTTCAATATATATTAAAATAATTTGACAAGTAACCTATTAAAGAAGACTAATTAATCATAATCATAAAATATGTTACTTTATATGATGTATTATAGCATAAAAAGTAGCATTTTAATTGGGGTAATATAAAACATTTATGAGGAGGAATATAATAGTGGATGAATTAGAAAGAATGGTAATATTGGAGGAAGATTGTAGTAGAGAAAAATTTAATATTATAAAATGGATTTTAAATGATAGTAATAAAAGTGATTTAGAGATAATTAATGACATACAGGATATACATAATATAAAATATAAAAATACAATAAAAAGTTATATAAACAACATAAAAAACAAGTGCTCATAATGAGCACTTGTTTTACTTGAATTTATACTTTAATTAATATAATTTAAATGCATATCATTTTATTATTTAATGTGTTATTTTCTATCTGAAATTATACCATCTACAGTTGTACATATTGCATCCACATATATATCTTCTAGTTTGCAAAGATCAATTACTATTTTTTTAAGTTTCTCATTTTCACATGTAGTTATATAAGCAAGAGCTTCACCTAAAAGAATGTCTTCTTCTGTAGAAGTGTATGTTTCACCTTTACCAGTTAAAAGCCATTCTTTATTAATACCAAAAATTTCACACATATAATTAATAAGTAAAGGTTTGGGTTCAACTCTATCATATTCTATATTACTTATAACATCTTTACTGACACCAAGTTTTTCACCAAAAGCTGGTTGAGATAAATTAGCATCTTTTCTTATCTTTTTAATTCTTTTGCTTATAGTTTCATTAGACAATTATATCACCTCCTATGAATTATTATAATTTTAAAAAACTTGTTAGTCAACAAGAAAGAGCAAATAAAATTTTAAAAAGTGTTGACTAACAAGGTAATGAATGTTAATATAGTGTTACAGAACAAGAAAGGTGTGAATAATATGAAAGACAAAAAAATATTAGATACAATACCAAAACTTCAAACTCTGACTGAGAGTGAATTAGATTTAATTATAACAGCAGTAGATTCTTGTGTTGTAGTACAAACACTAATGAACACCAAATCTCCAAAAGATTTTACAAGTAAACTATCTAATTTATTTGAAGTTGAAAAAGAAATTAAGCGAAATTGAAGGGATGTAAAAAATTATAAGTAATAACATTGTAAGTATGTGGTGAAACACCACATACCTCATACACAAAGTAATGAAATTAAAACTAAGGAGGAAGAAATTATGAGTAATAATTTAATGATGTTTGAAGGAAAAGAAGTTGAAGTGTTTGAGTTTAAAGGTGAAATTTTATTTAATCCATATCATTGTGGAAATTGCTTAGGAATTAGTAATGAAGGAGTTAGAAAGGCAGTTACTAGAATGAATAAGAATCAAGTGATTAAGTTGACTAATTCAATTGTGACAGATAGTCACTTTAGAAAATTACATAATACAGGAGAAAATTTTCTTACTGAAAGTGGAGTATATAAATTAATTTTTAAATCAAGAAAAGAAGAAGCTGAGAAATTTCAAGATTGGGTTACAGATGAAGTATTACCATCTATCCGTAAAACTGGTACATATAGTAGTAAAAAGCCTAAAGATATTAAGGATGAATCAGAAATAAAATACATGAATGCTCAAGCAAGATTAAAAAATGCAAGAGCGAGGGAAGCAAAGATATATTTAGAGTTAGCTGATAAAGTAGATATAAAAGAATATAAACAGATTATGTACTCAAAGACTACTGAACTTATTTCTGGAGAAGCATTAATACCTTTACCTAAGAGGGAGAAAAAAACTTATTCAGCTACAGAGATAGGTAAGATGTTAGGAATTTCAGCTAACAAAGTAGGAGGATTAGCAAATGCTTATAATCTGAAAACAGATGAATATGGAATTAAGGTATGGGATAAAGCTAAATATTCAGATAAACAAGTTGAAAACTTTAGATACTATGAAAATGTAATACCTGTTTTAGAAAAAGCTTTAAACGCTTTTGAAAACTAAAAATTACAAAACTTAATAACAGAATATTTTGATAATATGGAGGTTGGATTAAATAATGGATAAATCAAATGAAATAGTTAAAAGATTAAGTAATAGCTTAAGGGCTTTAATAGAAGTTGAGGTAACTAAACAAGAGACTGATAGAGTTAGAAGTCAAACTCTTGAACAAAAGGTAAAAGTACTAGAGCCTAAAGATATAGTTGTTTTGATAAAAAGAAGCTATCCAAATTATTTAATAACAATAGAAGAAGCAAGAGGAATCTTAAAATTAGATACAAATTTTATGCGTAGATTGGTAAGCACAGGGTTAATAAAATCACTAGCTAGAGGTGATGGTAGAAAAATTTCAAGATATGAAGTTGATGATTTTATTGAAAGAAATCAAGGTAGAAATTTGGATAAACTTTTAGAAGAAGCAGAGAGGGGGGATAAAGTTGCTGAGTCTTGATACTAATAATAAGAATATAGTAACTCTTAAAAAAGATGGTAAGTTTTTAGTAGATATAGTATTTAAGGATGTTAAAACTGGCAAGAACATATCAGTTGCTATATTAAATAAAAAGTGCTGGTCAAATAACCAACACACAAAAAAATAAAAAATAAAATATAACACAAATAAAGTATAACACAAAAAGGAGAGATTTAAAATGGTTGAAGTTAATGTAAATGTAAAAGTTAAAGTGGAAGCACCAGAATTTACAAATGCACTATTAGTAGTAGCGAATGCTTTAGGAGGTCTTAATTTAGGACAAGCAATGCAAATAGAACCTATAAATATAACAGATATAAAAGAAGAGAAGAAAGTTGAAACTAAGAAAGCTGAAAAGACTAAAAAGGTAGAAGTAAAAGAAAATGTTAAAGAAGAGAAAACAGAAGTCGAAGAAAAAGTAACAGAGAATAATGAAAATACAACTAGAGAGGTTAAATACACAAAAGAAGAGGTAAGAAGTAAGGCAGCACAAGCAAGTAAGGCAGGCAAAAAAGATAAGCTTAAAGAATTATTTGGAGAATTTGGGGCTAGTAAGTTAAGTGAAGTAAAAGAAGAAGATTATACAGCTTTTATGGAGAAATTAGAAAGTTTATAGGAGGTACATAAATGGCACAACATGCAAGACTTAGTGCAAGTGGAGCACATAGATGGCTTAACTGCACTCCTAGTATAAAATTAGAAGAAAACTATCCATCATCAACTAGTATATATGCAGAAGAAGGAACAGTAGCACATGAATTAGCAGAAACTAAATTAATGCTAGAGTATGAAAAAATAAGTAAAAAGGCATATAATGCAAGAATTAAAAACATACAGAAAAGTGAATATTATAACTCAGAAATGGAGGATTATATACAATCTTATGTTGATAATGTAATTGAATTAGTAAATGACAGTAAAGCTATATGTGATGATGTAATAGTAATGTTAGAAGAGAGACTCGATTTTAGTGAATGGGTTCCAGAAGGCTTTGGAACAGGAGATGTTGTTGTAATATCTGATGGAATACTTCAAGTGATAGACCTAAAGTATGGAAAAGGTGTGGAAGTTTCAGCTACAGATAACCCTCAACTTAGACTATATGGTTTAGGTGCATATAATCAGTTTGAAATGCTATATGATATTGATTTGGTTAAGACAACAATAATTCAACCTAGATTTGATAATATATCAAGCGAAGAAATAGAAGTTACCAAGTTACTTACATGGGCAGAGAATGTTAAAAAGAAGGCTCAGATGGCTTTTAATGGAGAAGGTGATTTTGTAAGTGGTGACCATTGTAAATTTTGTAGAGCCAAAAATGATTGTAGAAAAAGAGCTGAAGATAACCTTAAACTAGCTAGAAAATATGATTTTGCTGACACCTTTACTCTTAATGAATATGAGATTGCAGACATTTTAGGATTTGCTAAGAATGTTCAAGATTGGTTAAAGGATGTTCAAAGTTATGCACTAGAACAAGCTGAAAAGCATGGTGTTAAATATCCAGGATATAAGCTTGTAGAAGGTAGAAGTAATAGAAAGTATGTGGATGAACAAGAGGTTGCTAATGTTTTATTAAATTCAGATTGTGATGAGGAAAAGATTTATAAACCAAGAACATTAAAAGGAATTAGTGATATGGAAAAAGCTATAGGCAAAAAGAGTTTTGCTAATCTACTAAGTGATTTAATTATAAAACCAGTTGGAAAAGCTACTTTGGTAGCAGAAAGTGATAAAAGGGCAGAAATTAATAGTATAGATTCAGCTAAAAAAGACTTTGAAATATAAATAGGGGGTGTATTACATGCCATTAGATGAAGCTACAAAAGATAAATTAGATGAGAGTATAAGTACAATTTTAGATTTAAAGAAAAGAAAAAAGAGTATTGAAGAAGATTTAGATTATGAAAAAGATAATTTGCTGGATATATTGAAGAGACTAAACATTACAGAGTATAACTCAATTGAAGAAAATGCAAAAGCCATAGTAATGGATTTTAAAAGAGAAAGTTTAATAAAGGATAAAGTGATGTCAACTTTCTTTGAAGTGAATGACAATCATCTTGATAGAGTGTATATACCAGAACATATAAAGGTTAGTCCAGTATGCTTTGTATCAGTAAGAGTAAAGGATAATTAAAAGCATTTAATTCCTAGTAGCTATAAAACGTTTAAAAAGGGGATATAGTTTTATGGATAATCAAGAAATAATTAAACTAGTGTTAGAATTCAAAAATGGAAATGAATTAGCATTTGAAACATTACTAAGAGAATTTGACAAAGAAGTAAAGATAACAACCAATATATTGTTAAAAAACAATAAAAATAAAACTTATATAGATAAAGATGACTTAATTCAATCTGGATATATAGGATTGTATGAGGGAATAAAAAATCTGAAGACAGAAGGAGAGACTTACCCTAAAGCATATTTTAAGAAATGTATTAGATACAAAATGTATGCTTATATTAAAAGTCAGTTGAGAAAAAAAATACATTTTTGAATGAAGGAATTTCTATAGAACCAAAACATTATGAAGTACTGTCTAATGGCAATACACTAATAGAAGATGAAGTAATAAACACGTATATTTCAAAAAAAGTAATTAATTATATTAATTATTTACCAGAAAAGCAACAAAAGGTAATGAGATTATATGCAGAAGGTTTTGAGGTTATACAGATATCTAAACTATTAAAATATAAAAGAAAAAATGTAGAAAATGGGGTATACAGTGCAAAAAAAGAATTTAAGAGAATTATGTTTAGATAATATCTATTTATAAAATATTAGGAGGAAGAAAATTATGAGCAATTCAGTACAATCAACAAAGGTGGTAACAGGAAAGGTGAGATTAAGTTATTGTAATATTTTTAAAAGCAGAGCAATGGTAGAAGGTGCAGAGCCCAAGTATTCAGTTTGTATTTTAATACCAAAATCAGACAAGGTGACTTTAGGAAGAATAAAGAAGGCTATTGATGCAGCAAAAGAACAAGGTAAAACTTCTAAATGGGGTGGAAAATTACCAGGTAATTTAAAAACACCTCTTCGTGATGGAGATGACGAAAGAGCTGACGAAGCAGAGGAATATGTAGGAATGTATTTTCTAAATGCAAATAGTACTCAAAAACCTGGAGTAGTTGATAAAGACTTAAATGAAATATTAGATAATACAGAAGTATATAGTGGTTGTTATGGAAGAGTTAGTATAAACTTTTTCCCATATAATAGTGCAGGAAATAAAGGAATAGGTTGTGGGTTGCAAAATGTTCAAAAGTTAGCAGATGGAGAAGTACTTGGAGGAGCTAGAGCTAGTGCAGAAGCAGATTTCTCAGATGACTTTGAAGATGAAGAAGAGGACTTCTTAAGTTAATGAGAACATTATCAATTGATATAGAGACATATAGTGATTTAGATATAAAAAAAGTTGGAGTCTACAAATATGTAGACTCTACTAATTTTGAGATACTGTTATTTGCCTATGCTTTTGATGAAGAAGAAGTAAGAGTTATTGATTTAGTAAATGATGAAGAGTTACCAAAAGAAGTAATAGAGGCTTTAAAAGAGAACACTATTATAAAATCAGCATTTAATGCTAACTTTGAAAGAATAGCAATAAGTAAATTTTTAGATGTTGATTTAAAACCAAATGAGTGGTTATGTACAATGATAAAAGCTTTAACACTGGGACTTCCAGGAAGCTTAGATAGTGTATCTAAGGTTTTAAAGTTTAATGAAGATAAGCAGAAAATGAAAGAAGGTAAGTCATTAATACAATATTTCTGTAAGCCTTGTAAAGCTACAAAAATTAACAAAGGAAGAACTAGAAATTTACCAATACACGATATGGAAAAGTGGAATAAATTTAAAGAATATTGTAAGCAAGATGTTGTAGTTGAAAGAGAAATAAGAAATAAACTTAGCAAGTATAAGACTTCTGAAAGAGAAAATAAGTTATGGTATTTAGACCAAATAATTAATGACACTGGCATCAGAGTAGATACACAGCTAATAGAAAATGCAATAGAGTGTGATAGAAAGTACACTGAAAAACTTACAAAAGAAGCAATTGAAATAACTGGTTTAAATAATCCAAATAGTCCTGCTCAATTAAAAAAATGGTTAAGTGATAAATCAGGTTTTGAGGTTACAAGTCTAACAAAAGAAAGTATTCCAGAAATATTAAAACAAGTTGAGGATAAAAATGTAATTAGGGTTTTAGAGCTTAGAAAATTAATGTCTAAAACCTCTATAAAGAAGTATGAGGCTATGAAATTAGCTAAAGGCAATGATAATAGAGTAAGAGGTCTGCTACAGTTTTATGGAGCTAATAGGACTGGTAGATGGGCAGGAAGATTAGTACAAGTACAGAATCTACCACAAAATCATATAGAAGATTTAGACTTGGTTAGAAATCTATTAAAAGAAGGTGATTTTGATTTAATAGAGCTTTTGTATGATAGTGTACCAGATGTGTTAAGTCAGTTAATAAGAACAGCTTTTATACCAAGTGAAGGTCATAGGTTTATAGTTTCAGATTTTAGTGCAATAGAAGCTAGGGTTATAGCATGGCTTGCTGGTGAGAAGTGGAGATTAGATGTATTTAATTCTCATGGGAAAATATATGAAGCTAGTGCCAGTCAGATGTTTAAAGTTCCAATAGAAAGTATTAAAAAGGGTGACCCACTTAGACAAAAGGGTAAAATCTCAGAGTTAGCTCTTGGATATGGAGGAAGCATAGGAGCTTTAACATCAATGGGAGCTATAAAAATGGGTCTTGATGAAGATGAGCTTCAACCTCTTGTAACAAGATGGAGAAATGCTAATCCAAATATAACTAAGTTTTGGTGGGATGTAGATAAGTCAACTAAAAAAGCTATAAAAGATAGGACTATAGTAGAACTTCAACATGGGATTAAATTTATTTATAATCCAGGAGTTTTATTTATAGAACTCCCAAGTGGTAGAAGATTATCCTACTTAAGACCTAAGATAGAACCTCATACTACATTTAATGGGGATAAAGTGACGTATGAAGGTATGGAACAGACAAGTAAACAGTGGAAAAGAATAGATACCTATGGACCTAAACTAGTTGAAAATATTGTTCAAGCTACAGCTAGAGATTGCCTAAGAGAAGCTATGTTTAATGTAAAAGATGCAGGTTATGACATTGTAATGCATGTACATGATGAACTTGTACTTGATGTAGATAAAAAATATGGTTCTTTGGAAGAAGTTAACAGAATTATGGCAAAAGAAATCTCTTGGGCTAAAGGACTTCCACTTAAAGCAGATGGATATGAATGTGATTATTATAAGAAAGACTAGGTGATTAATTTATGGATGTAAAGGCCAGTGAAATTGAACACATAAATGTAAAACATGATGGCCAACTCATGCTGGCCATAGGAAAAAGTAAGTTAGAAACTCATTGGAAGAATAAAAGTATTTTATGGTCCGAACTTGTAAATAGATTAAGTAAAACATTAAGAACTCAAGAAACCTATACAGAATATAAGAAGATGTCAAAGACTGAAAAAGATAGAGTCAAAGATGTTGGTGGATTTGTAGGTGGAAGCTTAAAAAATGGTAGACGAAAAGCAGAGAATATTGCAAATAGAAGTATTATAACTTTGGATATAGACTATGCAGATAAGGCTATATGGGATGATATTACACTATTAAATGATTATGCTTGCCTTATGTACTCTACTCACTCACATACTGAGAGTAACCCTAGATACAGACTGCTAATACCTTTAGCTAGACCAGTACTACCAGAAGAGTATCAAGCAATTTCTAGGATGATAGCAGATGCTATAGGAATAGATATGTTTGATGATACTACATATCAACCCCATAGGCTTATGTACTTTCCAAGTACTTCAATTGATGGAGACTATATATTTAAATTTCAAGATGGAGAGTTTTTAAACCCAAATGAAATACTAGATTTATATTTAGACTGGACGGATGTAAGCTATTGGCCAGAAAGTTCAAGGGAGAGACAAAAGTTTAATACACAATTAAAAAAGCAACAAGACCCTCTTGAAAAGGATGGAATTATAGGGGCATTTTGCAGGTCCTATAGTATCACAGAAGTTATAGAAACTTTCTTAAATGAAGTATATATTTCTGGTATTGATGAAACGAGGTATACATATGCAGAAGGTAGTACAAGTGGTGGAATAGTTATTTATGATGATAAGTTTTCCTATAGTCACCATGGGACAGACCCTGCAAGTGGAATTTTATGTAATGCTTTTGATTTAGTTAGGATACATAAATTTGGAGAACTTGATGAAGACTCTAAACCAGAAACACCTGTAAATAGATTACCTTCATTTACTCGAATGAGCGAATTTGCAAGCAGTGACACTAAAGTACGAAAGACTATAGGGAGAGAAAACATTGATAAAGCTAAGGATGATTTTGGTGATATAGATTTTGAAGATGATGAATGGTTAACTAGATTAGATTATGACAATAAAGGAAGCTACAAGAAAACAACAAACAATATCTTAATGTTTATAGAAAATGACCCATATTTGAAAGGAAAAATAGCTTACAATGAATTTTCAAATAGAGCTGTTGTTTTAGGTAAGTTACCTTGGAGAAAAGATGATAAATTAAATGATTGGAATGATAGTGATGATTCTGGACTTAGACATCATATAGAAACAATTTATAATATCTCCTCACCATCAAAAGTAAATGATGCTCTAGTAATTGCTTTTGAAAATAATACTTTTCACCCTATAAAAGATTATTTAAATTCTTTAAAGTGGGATGGGATTAAGAGAGTGGATAAACTTTTAATTGACTATTTAGGTGCAGAAGATATTCACTATACAAGAACTATAATAAGAAAAGTTTTAGTAGCAGCAGTAGCAAGAGTATTTAATCCAGGAATAAAATTTGATAATATGATGGTTTTATCTGGTCCTCAAGGAATGGGAAAAAGTACTTTTATTAAAAAACTTGGTGGAGACTGGTACTCTGATAGTTTAACTACTGTGCAAGGTAAAGAGGCATATGAACAATTACAAGGAGTATGGTTGCTTGAAATGGGTGAAATGATGGCTACTAAAAAAGCAGATATTGAAGCAGTTAAGCATTTTCTAAGTAAATCAGAGGATATATATAGGGTTGCATATGGGAAGAGAACATCAAGGTTTTTACGTCAATGTGTAGTTATAGGAACAACTAATGATAAAGAATTTTTAAGAGATAAAACTGGTAATAGAAGATTTTGGCCAATAGATACAGGAGTAAAGAAGATTAACAAGAGTATATTTAATGGCCAACTTGATAATGAAAGAAATCAAATTTGGGCAGAAGCATTAGAATTATATAAAGCTAATGAACCTTTATATCTATCAGATGAAGAGAAAAAGGAAGCTGAAAAACAACAAAAAAACCACTCAGAAGAAAATGCTAAATCTGGAATTATTGAAGAATATTTAAATAAACTTATTACTGAGAATTGGTATGATTTAAGTATTTCAGAAAAGAGAGAATATATTCATGGTTCAGATTTTGGTGATTTAAAAGAAGGAACAATATTAAGAGAAAAAACGTGTGTTATGGAGATATGGGTTGAGCTATTTAATGGAGAACCTAAACAACTCACACCTATCTTATCAAGAGAAATTAATGACATATTAAAAGGTTTAGATGGATGGGAGCCACACAGTAGTCATCTAAGATTTGGAAAAGTGTATGGTAAACAAAGAGCATATATTAGAACAAAATAGTGTCTACAAAGTAAGTTTTACTAAATTTATGTAAAATAGGTAGGTGTCTACAATGTCTACAGAAAAAATAGCTTTGTAGACACTTCTGTAGACACCTAAAATATAGATATTGCAATGTATGGAATACTAACGTCTACAATGTCTACAAAAATTATATATAAAGTAATAAAAGTAATATTAGGCATATACGTATATATATGAGTATACCTAATATGCATATATACATATATATAGAAAATCTGTAGACATTGTAGACACCTAAATTTAAGGAAGTGATATTTTGTTAGAATTAAAAATAGAAAAAAGACTTAAAAAAGAGATTGAGTTGTTAGGTGGAAAAGCTATGAAATTTATTTCACCAGGGGAAGCAGGTGTGCCAGATAGGATTGTCTTATTACCAGAAGGACATGTTATATTTGTAGAACTTAAAGCACTAGGTAAAAAACCAAGGAAGCTTCAACAGTATAAAATGCGAGAATTAAGAGAGTTAGGATTTAAAGTTAAGTGTGTAAGTACATTAAAAGAGATAGATGATTTTATTAAGGAGGTTAAGGGATGGAATTTAAACCACATCCATACCAAGAGTACACAATTAGAAAAACTATAGATAATAATAATATAGGTTTACTATTAGATATGGGATTAGGTAAAACAGTCTGTACTTTAACAGCTATAAATGAATTAATGTATGATTACTTTGAGATATCAAAAGTTTTAGTTATAGCACCTTTAAGAGTTGCAAGAGATACCTGGAGTAGTGAAGTAAGAAAATGGGAGCATCTAAAGCGTTTGAAAGTGTCTAAAGTTCTTGGTAGTAAATTAGATAGAGTAAAAGCTTTAAGTGTGGACTCAGATATTTATATAATAAATAGGGAAATGGTATCTTGGATAGTGGATTTTTATAAAAGTAAATGGCCATTTGATATGGTTGTGATAGATGAACTTAGTTCTTTTAAATCAAATAAAGCACAACGATTTAAAAGTTTAAAGAAAGTATTGCCTTTAACTAAAAGAGTAGTTGGGCTTACTGGTACACCAACACCAAATAGTTTAATAGATTTGTGGCCACAGATGTATTTACTTGATAGAGGTGAAAGACTAGGCAAAACTATTACAGGATATAAAGAACGATATTTTGAACCAGGACAAAAAAATTATCAAACAGGAGCTATATATAATTGGCAACCTAAAGATGGAGCAGAAAATGCAATACATAATAAAATAAAAGATATTTGTATAAGTTTAAAAGCAGAAGATTATTTGAAAATGCCTAGAAAAATAGATAATAAAATTGAAATACACCTTGATAGTAAAATACTTAAATATTACAAAGAACTAGAAAGAGAGAAGATATTAGAATTAGATAAAGATATAATAACAGCCTCATCGGCAGCCGTAGCAGCAAATAAACTTTTACAATTAGCTAATGGAGCAATTTATGATAATGATAAAAATGTAAAGGAATTTCATAAAGAAAAATTAGAAGCTCTAAAAGAAATTATAGATGTTTCAAATGGGAAACCTATTATAGTTTTTTATAACTATAAACATGATTATAGTCGTTTAATGAAAGAGTTTAAGAGTTTGAAACCAAGAACAATAGAAAACTCAAAAGATATACAAGATTGGAATGATGGCAAAATACAATTATTACTTTGTCATCCAGCAAGTACAGGACATGGCCTTAATTTACAGTTAGGCGGAAGTATAATTGTTTGGTTTGGATTAACTTGGAGCTTAGAACTGTACCAACAAGCTAATGCAAGGCTTTATAGACAAGGTCAAAGGGAAACTGTTATTATCAATCATCTAATCTGTAAAGGTACAATAGATGAACAAGTAATGGAGGTACTAGAGAATAAAGATAAAGGACAAAGTGCATTACTTGAAGCAGTAAAAGCTAAGTTAAAAGAATATAGGGAGTGAGAATATGAAAGTAAAAAGAAAAGATGGAACTTATAAGCCCAGGTAAAATAGTAATATGTCTTTATTGTGGAAAAAGATTTTATAAATTAGATAACTCTAAAGTCATATATTGCAGTAGAAGATGTTCAAGGAGAGCAAGAGGGAGTGGTTTAAGTGGATAAAGAAAGTATAAAAGAAATTGTAAGAGAATTAAGAAAAGAAGAAAAAGAAAATAAAAAAAGAGAAGTCTTTCATAATACTAAGCTTTTATTAAAGCATTATAATGATTTAACAAGTCATATTGCGAATTCTATTAGTGATATTGAAGATATTAAAAGTGATTATGATGATTTACTATGTCTAGATACAGAAGATTTATATATATTAAGCATTAAAAGAAGTAAAGCAAAAACCTTAATTATGGTAGCACATATAGATATGGCATTAGAAACCTTAAAAGCAACACAAAATAAATTGCAATCCTTAGAAAAATACAAAGCTTTAGATTTATATTTTTTTAAAGAAAAAACGTATGAGGATATAGCAGAACTTTTACATTGTGGAGTAGCAACAGTAAGACGTTGGGTAAATGAAATGGTTAAAGAACTTGGAATATACCTGTTTGGAGTAGATGGCCTAAAAATAAAACTGTGATAAAATGATGATATTTTATTGTTATTTTATATAAGTTATAATGGTAGTATGAAACAAGTGTATAATATATTCCCTTGAAAAAGACTAAGTTATCTCGACTTGGTCTTTTTTATATTATTTTGTAGTTGTCGAACGATTGTTGAAGGATATTGACCTTTGAAGTTGAATTTTATACTTTGGAGGGGATTAATATGGAAGCAGAAATGTATGTGCAGGCAGCTATGATGGCAAGAAAAGTTGTAAAAGTAACTGGTGCAGATAAAATGATAGAAGATTTAGTAAAAACTCATTTAAGAAATAGAGCGAAAGGCTTTTTTGAAAAACAAAAGGATAAAAAAGAATTGGAATTAATAGAAAATAAACTTAGTGAATACATGATAAGAAGTTATAAAAATCACATATACATGAATACTATAGTATTTGGTAATCAACAAAAAACAATTGATGATTTATATATGCCATTAAAAGTATTGAAAAAAGATAGAATATTATCTAAAGGAGAAAATAACTGTGATATATTAATTAATAGCTATAAAGAAGAGTTTTTGCCTAATTATCAAAAAATAGTATTAATAGATAATGCAGGTATGGGGAAGTCAACTATAGCTAAATATTTATACTTAAGTGCAATAACTGAAAATAAAGGGATACCAATCTTTATAGAGTTGAGAAAATTATCATCTGAAGAAGATATAATCGATTTCATAATGAATGAAATTAATGGGATAAGTGAATGTTTTGATAAAGACAAAGTTTTGAAATTAATTGAAAGAGGAGGTTTTATATTTTTCTTTGATGGATATGATGAGATAAATAAAGCTAATAAAATGAAAATTACTAATAGTCTTCAAAATTTTATTTCCAAAACAGGTAATAATACTTTTTTAATAACTTCAAGAGAAGAAAATGAACTTGCTTCTTTTGGTGATTTTCAAAGTTTTTATATAAAGCCATTAAAAAAAGAAGAAGCATATAATTTAATTAAAAAGTACAATGATAATGACGAAAAAGTTTCAAGGGCATTAATAACAAAAATTGAGGAAGATAAAAAGTTTGAAATAATAAAAGAGTTTTTAGAAAATCCTTTGATGGTTTCTTTATTGTGTGAGTCTTTTAAATGCAAATCATCAATTCCACATAAAAAATATGCTTTTTATAGACAAGTTTATGATGCATTATTTGAAAATCATGATTATTCAAAAAAACCTAGTTATTATAGAGAAAAGAAAAGTGGGCTAAATTTGGAAGATTTTCATAAAATATTAAGAACAATTGGATTTATAACACTGACTAAAGGAATTATTTATTCTAAAGAAAATCTTATTAAGATAGTAAATGAATCAAAAACAAAAAATATAGGAATTCAATTTAATGAAGATGATTTACTTTATGATTTGATTCACAATGTACCCATTTTTATTGAAGAAGGTATTGAATATAGATGGTCTCATAAATCTTTTCAAGAGTATTTTGCAGCATGTTATATCAGTTTTGATTCAGATAAAAAAACTAGCATATTAAAAAAAATATCAAATGGTAAAAACATAGAAAAATTTTATAATGTATTAGATTTTTGTTATGATATAGATTATAAAAACTTTGAGAGATATATTATATATCCTAAGATAAAATCTTTTATAGAATTCTACAATAGTATGTATAGCGATATCTTATATAAAGACTACTGTCAAGAAGATATAAAACTAAGAAAAGAAATTTTATTTGGTATTAAAGTTTTCTATATGTATATGACTAGCAAAAAGGACGAAGAAGAAATTAGAAAAATGCATATGAAACTTTTCGAAGAGCATGAATATATTTTAAACAAATTTATTCCAGATATTCCAGATAGCAACTCTCATAGACAGGATAATATTACTGCGAAATTTCAACGAGATTTAAGTATAAAATATTTGATGAAACTTCTTAATATCAAAGATTTTACTGGAATTAAAGCAGTTTATGGGAAAAAGATATGGACATATGGAGAAATTGTAAAAGTACTTACTCCAGGTTTATATAAATTAGATGAAGATATTAATAATAAATTAAATAAAAAAGAATATTTTAGTTTTGTAACTGATTTGTTAATTCAAAAAATATATATTATTGATGGCCATATTTCAGTTTTTGACTATAGTAAATGTTTAGAAACAATAAAAAAGATTGAAAAGGCAATGGAAGAAGAAAAAGATGATATAGATTTTATATAAGAACTCTAACCAGGGTTCTTTTTTATTCCCAAAACGACAAACAAACGAGGTGGTGATGTGCAAGATGTCAAAGAAAAGGTAAAACAAGATTACCTAAAAGGTATGAAACAAAAGGAAATATCAGCAAAGTATGACATTAGTTTAAACACTTTAAAGTCATGGATTAAGAGATACAATTGGGCTAGTGAAAAAAAGAAGGGTGCACTTAAAAGTAAAAGGGGTGCACCAGTAGGTAATAAAAATGCTACTGGTCCACCTGGAAATAAGAATGCTGAAAAGTTTGGTTTCTTCTCAAAATATCTACCCGAAGAAACTCAAGACATAATTAATGAAATAAAAAATAAAGATAAATTTGATATTCTTTGGGAACAGATAACAATTCAATATGCGGCAATAATAAGAGCACAAAAGATAATGTATGTTAAAGATAAGGAAGAAATGATAAAAGAAGTCAAAAAAGAAAAAACAACAGAGTTTGGAGAAGAAATACAATATGAATGTCAATTCTCATGGGATAGGCAAGCATCTTTTCTTAATGCACAGAGTAGGGCAATGAGTGAGTTAAGGAGTCTTATAAAACAATATGATGAAATGATTCATAAGGATTGGAATTTAGCTACAGAAGAGCAGAAAAATAGAGTTGAAAAGTTAAAATGTGAGGTTGATAACCTGAATAAAGATGATATTGGAGATGATGAGTTGAAAATAAGTGTAGATTATGGGGATAACAATGATAGTTAGAATAGATTTTAATCCAGTTTTCAAGGGAGTTAACTTTACTAAAAAAAGATACAGAGCAATGAAAGGTTCAGCAGGTAGTGGAAAGTCTGTTAATGTAGCACAGGATTATATACTAAAGTTAGGAGATAAAAAGTATCAAGGAGCTAACTTATTAGTAGTTAGAAAATCAGAAGCTACACATAAATATTCAACATATGCAGAGCTTACAGGAGCTATAAATCGTATTTATGGTAAACAAGCTGATAAGTATTGGAAAACAACTCTAAACCCTCTAGAAATCAAAAGTAAGGTTACTGGTAATTCTATAATATTTAGAGGAGTTAATGATACAAAACAAAGAGAAAAATTAAAATCAATTAACTTCTCAAAAGGTAAATTAACATGGGTATGGTGTGAAGAAGCTACAGAACTTATGGAAAGTGATATAGATATACTAGACGACCGTTTAAGAGGTATTTTAACTAACCCTAATTTATACTATCAAATG